AAAAAACCTTGTATTCGTTGGTAATACTACATTTACAAGTTATTCGGAAAAACCGACCAACTGATTTTAAAGTATGATATTTAAAATGACATCATAAATAAGCGTTTATGGTAAAATATGTGTATTCATTTGATTTTACCTCCAAAAATTCTTATTATGGCTATTATGCCATAAATAATAAATATTATTAAAAATATTTTCTCAATCATTTTTTAATACCTTCTCTATATTTAATCATTTCATCAAACCAATTAAATGTAATTAAATCTTTGTTAATCATTGGTAATATTGTCTCAAGTCCACTTGACCATTTTAAAATAGTGGTATGTTCACTTGTTTTCATTGTATTTAATTTAGTAGGTCCAAATTTTAACATACTATCTTGATTAATTGTTTGATAATGGTATTGAAATTCAATATTTATTATTTTATCCCCCCAATTTTTAAAATTTCTTACCTCATTTTTTAATTTATTGGGGAAAAAATCAGAGTTTAAAATTATATCAATTATCATTTTTTCATTTTCATTTTTCATTTTTTCATTTTCATTTTTCATTTTTTAATTCCCTCGATTTCGATTGTTTTAAATTCTATTGATGGAACGATAGTTTTACCTTTTAAGCTTGCAAATAATTCTACACGTTTCTTAGCTAATTGGTATATATCTTTGTAAAACATTTCTTTTTCCATGCCATCAATTAATGCTTTTAATATAATTTCATCCGCTTGTTTTAATTCATCCAATTGATTAATATTTAGAATCTCTCTAATGTTTTTAAATTTTTGCTCAATTAAGAATAACGCCTTATTTTCCATATTGGTTAATGTGATATAATATTTATTAGCGTTTTTACTACCTTGTTTAGTAGCATATTCAACAAATTGTTTTATAGTGTCGGTTTGCTTTAACCTTGACACTTTTCCTTTTTCTCTTACTTCAAAATATTCTTGATTAGCTTTTTGAACACTTAAATTTAATAATATTTGCCTCATTCTAAAAAATTCTTTTGTGATTTGTTTTTTAAATTCTAAAACCTTATCATTATCTGACTGTTTTACCCTTAACATCATAATCAAAAATGTCAATTGTTGTTCATTTAAATATACATATTCTGTTGGTCTTCCTTTTGACTTCCGCATTTGAAATGTCAAAGTTCCAAATTCATTAAAATCATTTAAATATTCTCTTATTAATTGAATAATACCTTTGTGTGTTCTTTTTAATTCTCTTGCAACTATTAAACTAGTTGTTAATGGCTCATTATTTTTTAATATAACTAAATCATTTGACATAAATGATTCCTCCTTAATAGAAATTTTATTCTATTATACGTAAATGGAATAAATATGTCAATATAATTTAAATCTTTAAATCTCTAAGATAATTAATTATCTTATTTACAGTCGAATACTTAATATTAAAAATTTCTTTATCAATTTTCATAGTCTCATTATCATAAGTTGTAATTTCCATTTCAAATTTTTTAGATTTTTCATTAAAACTAATTTCTATATTTAATATTTTCCTTTTATTATTCATTTTTTTTTAAAATCCTTTCTAGTTTCTATTATCGTTTTAGTGCTAAAAACAATAACAATAATAGAATAAATAATACATACTGCTAATAATATATTTTCAATCATTTATTCATTTTCACTCTCCAACCTGTTTTTAAGATAATATCATCTAGACTATACCTTACGGCGTCAATTGTATGATTGTCTTTATCTGGATATTGTTTTATCCATTTACCCTCTTTGTTTTTTTCATATTCATAAGTCGAAAACTCTCTGTAAGTATTTGGAGTTCTTTTTCTATCAATATTAATAACATCAAGGTCCTGTAAAAATTTTATTCCATGTCTTACACTGTCCGGGCCTTTTTCGCATGGATAGGCATTTACATTATATTCCGTTACCATTGTATTAATTGTCCTCTTTTCTTGGCTATCAGCCTTTATTAATTCGTAAGGATGGCATTTATTATTTACTTTTTCACTCAATTCCCTAGTACTAATTCCATATTCAAATAATTCATCAAATGGAGTTAAAGACTTTTTATTTTTCTGGTAACAACTTTTTACAAATGCCGACGGATCCACCGTAAAACCAAAATCTAATCCTTGCCTAATTTTTTCAAATAAGAAAATATCATCATCAATTAAAGTAATCGATTTAATATTTTTAAATATTTCACCGCCTAATCCTGTAACCTTTCCAAGATATTCATTATCATAGGCTTTTTTATTTTTCTTTTTAAGATCATTTGCATCAATTATAAAATCATTACCCAACCATTCTTGTGGTACGTCTAAGTATGTACTATGATGCCTTAATCTGCCGGTTTTTTCATCTTCAGCATCAATATTAGCCCAATGGCTCGCATTAGGCGGTGGATTAAAAGAATATAAACCAAAACAATTTCCACCTCTAGCAATAGATTGATTTAAATTTCTTATTTCTTCTATCCCATCAAATTGGTCATATTCTTCATACCATCTATATTTTAAATAGCCATCTTCTGGGGTAATACTTTTTATTTTGGTTGGCTCGTCACAACCAAAAAATAATATTTGCTGGCCGCTTGGTAAATATGTGGCCTGTAGTGGATTTAAAGTACATTTCCATTTATGAGATACTTTTAATTGATTAAGGCCCCATTTGATTTTTTTATATACTGTATTTCTACATGTATTAGCTATCTTACGCATTACAACTGCATGAGTTTTTTGTTTGTGTACATGATAGTCTTCCATCATACCCCACGGGATAATCATAGAAGCAAAGGACGATTTTGTCGAACCTCTTCCACCTGTCAACATTAACTCTCTTAACTTGCCATCTAAAACCGGATCAACTAATTCATGAAAACTTGGGGCTAATAACTTACATAAATTAACTTCCACGTTTAAAAACTATGTCTTCTTTCTGTTCTCCGTCCGCAAAATCAGGATAACGTTTTATTAATACTGTAATTGCATTAATTGCCCCTTTAATCAAATCTGTATTAATAATTGCATCTGTTCTGTCTTTCTCTGCTCTATCAATATTATTTTTTGACTTCCTGACAACCATAGATAAATAATTTAGTATTTCTTGAAGACTAATACATGCATTTTTTTCGCTTTCTATCCTTGATATTTCACTTATTCTCTGTTTTATATGATTTTTTTCCATTGCTCTACAACCGGCCTTTGATAAAGTACCTCTTTGTCTGGAATTTAAATCCTCAAATTTAACATCTAATTTAATATTACTTGCCATACCAGCATGATAAGCACTAAAAACCGTATCTATACTTGTAACATAGTTTTGGCAAAAAATTTCTTCCTGTGGTGTTACTTTATATAAATATACTAAATTATCACTTTCTTTCATGGTTAATCACCCACCATTTTATTTTTCTTGGTTTCCTGTACACCACCATTTAACAAAGCAATCCATAATTCTAAATTCTGTAATGCTGTCTCAGCCTTTTCAAAAAATGATAATGATTGCCTTTTGTCTTCAAACTCAACTAAAGCGTGAAATTTTCCCCTATCATCATTATATTTTACATATACTTTATAGGTATTATTATTTGCCATATATTCATATGTCATATTTCCGGCCAATCTATCATATTCTATTACTTTATATTGTAATCTAACATTATTAACAAATTTTTCTTTCAATTCAACTTTTTTAGTGGTTGGCTGTGATGATTTTTGGTTTTTTGGTTCTGTCATCTTCATCATTCCCTTCTATTAATATTCCATAATCCATTAAAACATCTATATCTTTTATATATAAAGGAGAGTTACAAACATCTTCTAGTTTTAATTTTATAGTTTCAAATTCAAATTTTATTTCAGTTTCTAACACTGGTAATATTTTTTCTTGATATTTTATTTTGTTTTCCTGTTCAAAATCATAAATATCCATCATTACACCATTTATATTTTGTTTTTTAGTAATTGGTTTACCTTTAGAATCCTTTTTACATAATGAAAGAGCTATATCATCCTTTATTTTTACAAATATTTTTTCTTCCTCTTTTAATTTTCTTGCAAGTTTTAATAATTTTACCCTTACACTTGGTTTTAAACTTGGTGCTTGATAAAATTTATTTACTGCTATTACAATATCTAATAAATATTTAAAACGGCAAACTATCATCATAATTGTTACCTCCATCATTTTTAATATATTCTTTAACTTCTATTGGAATTATTGTTAAATTAGTATAATTCCCATTTTTTGAAACTTTCAAATATCCATGAATTTCTACTATTAAAAATTCGTCTGGATTTGCTATTTTCTTTTTCATATCTACAGTAAACATATTAGCGGACTTTTCATTTAGAAACATTTGATAATATGTATTAATATAATTACCGTTATTATCTTTATCACTATTAGACAAATTTAATATTTTACTATTTCCAACATCTTTTATTTTGCCACAACTAAACCGCCCTTTTATTTCTAACATTTTCTTTTGCCTCCTCCAATTTAACTAATTCGCTTATCATAATAAAATCTATTTCACTTAAACTTTTTATCATGTGATTAAGCATCATAATACTAACTACAATACTAATTTCAAGCCCAAACCTAGAAAATAAATAACCAAACAAAAAACAATCAATCAAATTAAATACCGGCTTGAATTTTTGATAAAATATTTTCATATTTTTTTTATTCTTTTTCTTTTTTAATGATTGCATCAAATCCATGTTTATTCAGAGCATTAATCAAATTATCTGCATTTTCTTTGTCTCTAAATGCGCCGGCTTGCACCTTATACAGATAACTATCTTTGTCGGGTTTTTTTATTGTAATACCATGTCTTTTAAGAATATAGGAAGATACAAAGAAAACAGCTTCATTAAAATATTTATTATTATAACATTTCTTTAAATCGCTTTCATTATCACCAAAAAACAATTCTATAATTTTAACTTTACAATTACTTGGAGTATCACGCATCATATAATAATAATCTCCGCGTGTTCCTTTCCTTTGAACTATACCCCTATTAGTCAAATTAAAAGTTTTACAATAATAATTTAAAAATTGACTCGACCATTTATAATCAATATCATTTTCTTTTTGAGTAATACTTAAAAGTATTTCGGATCCATTTGATTTTTTATCATATGCGTTGCAATGAAAACTATAAACTTGAAGGCTATCAACTTTTTTTGCATTATTTGATAATAGTGTAGTTCTTGCAGATGGTATTACTGTCAAATCTGTTGTCCTAGTCTGTCCAATCTTCATATATTGACTACAAATAGCATAAACAGCACGCCCAAACTTTAAATTATAATCTTTTTCCTTTGTTCCATTTATAAATGTACATCCGGGATCTGTTCCCCCGTGACCATAGTCAAACCAATCATAATCATCATTTGTCATATCTTTTTTAATTATGTTTAATCCTTGCACTTCATACCAATTCATTTAATCAATCCTTTCTAATATCAATCTGTATTCCTCCGCCTCTATTTCCCTGTAAGCCTTTTCAAATACTTCCACTGGTGACATGGAAATATAAGGTTTTTCGTCTTTTCCTATTGGTGGATAAACTACAACATACACAAAATCATCTAAGTCATAATGTCTACTTTTAGACATGTCAACATCTGGACCATGTTTTATTTCTAAGTATTTTCTAAAAGTTACTTTTTCAGCCTTTATAATCTTACTACCTACATAATTTTTCATTTAATAACATCCTTTCTTGTCTCAATAAATTTAGAATAATTACATTTATGTATTATTTTTGCTTTTTTGCTATTTATTATTTTTATTAATGTATTATTTAAAAGCCACATTCTAAAATAATTCATATTAATTTATATAATTCCTTTCTTGTTTATTTATCACCTTTCCATTTAAACTTATTCAATCCATTTCTTAAATATATTTCTTGATTGTACTTACATCCCCAACATTCTATAGAATTATTGAATTTATATTGATTTATACAATTCAAGCATTTTATATTATTATCTATTCCAGATAAAAAATTATTAATCCAGTCCATTTAATCAATCCTTCATTTTCTTAGCTAAATTTAACAGTTCATCATACATTTTTACAGCCTCTTCAAAAGTAACATTATATTCACTCATAAATTTAAAAGCATATGCCATCAAATTACATTGATTAGACAATGCTTTTAATTCATCCTTTTCCTTGCAACAATAAGTTATTTTAAATTCTATATTATCACCATCGCGGCGATCTTTTACAATTGCCGCATGGGTAATTTTATCAACATCTAACTCAGTGCCATCATTTAAGATTATTTTTCTTATTTCATAGGCTGTCGGATCATTTTTACTTACTGTACGTTCTTTCATTTTAAAAATTCTCCTTATCATTTGGATTATTTAAGATCCCGAACAATACAAAACAACTAATAATAAAAGTAACTGTATGCTGTAAAACTTCCTCATTTAATCCAATAGTTCCATATAGTCCCCACTCGCCTAAAATTGCAAATAATCCCGTTGCTATAGTAGACCAGACAACCGGGCTTTTCAATCTATTTTGATTCATGACTTTTTTCTCCTTTCATTAATTTTTCATCAATTGAATATGTTCTATTATCTGGATTAACTAATTTTACCCAATCATAATCAATATCAAAAAATCTTTTAATGAATTTTTGAGCTAATTTATTTCTAGTATCATAATCAACTATACATAAATTATCCATTATCCAACATGCTATGTTTGAGTGCCAGCCTAATAAAATATCATCATCATTTAATATATTTTGTCTTAGTAAAGCATATCCATTCACACATGGAAGACTTTTTAAATATTCTTTGATATCAATTAAGTCTTGTATCTGTCTTTTTTTCTTTTCTATAAAAGACACTATAAAAGACATATTACCATCATTTAATAAACATAACTCATACTCTTGCCTTAATTCATTTTGGATTTTACTTAATTTTTTTAAACAATCATCCATCCATCTAAACCTCCAATTCGAAACATTGTTGATATACATTGTCTATTACATTTAAACCTTCTTCTTGGAGCATGAAGAATATTTGGTCCACCTTATCATTATCAAATTTTAGATAATAATATTTTCCTTCTTTCAATAATTTTTCCCTTATTTCTTGATATGAAATTTCATTAATCATTTAAAAACAACCTCCTTGACGTCAACATCCCAACCTTTACCCTCAATAATTCCTATTACTGTTATTTCATCACTTTTTTGTAACTTAGCAACGATTGATTTATCTTTATCTTTTAATTTTAATCTAACTGTTGTCAATGCGAACTCTTCACTAGATAAAGTAACGGTTAAACTGTTTAAAACTTCGCTAATATCATTTATTTGTCCGGTTATTTCATATTTTTTATTTTTATATTTTTGGTCTGCAGCTATCTCATTTTCGTCATATTCTTTTATTAAAGTATCTGCATCTATTTTGCCTATAATTTCTTTTGTTGGTTTTGGTTTAGTAATTGGTTTAGTGCTTGTTGCCGTACTATCAATAATAACCGGTGTTTCTATATCACTATCCAACAAACCACCTATACAACAAAACATTGCACAAATTATAAAAAATCCACCTATTGAAAGACATATTATCATTAGTTTTTTATTCATTCTTCAATAACCTCCTCTATCCATTCTTTCCCGAACACATAACCATCTACATGATATAAATTACCTTCTTTTCTAGCTGTTAAATAACCATTATTGGATTGTTTTTTCAATAGTTCATTAACCCAAGCTTTTCTACTATCTAATCTATCTTTAATTTTAACCTTCATAAATTCTAACCTCCACAGTTTCAATATTCCCATGATTTCCATAATAAAATCTAGTTGACCATATTATATTTAAATCAATTTCAAACATTTTTAAATCATTTAAATAAACAAAGGCTTTTTCTTCTTCTTCATCAACAATATATGTTAAACTTCCAACATCACTTTTAAACTCTTCAATATTTCTTTCACTTGTTAAAAATCTAATATATTTCAACCCTTGCATTTTTTGCAACACTTCACAATCTAAACCATAATTTTTTCTAACATTTTCTATAGCTTCCTCAAAAGCATTTTTTACATCTTCATTTATAAATGCATTATTCATATTATTTCGCCCCCATATCCATCTAATATAAAAATTGCAGATTGAATTAATTTACCAAGTTTATTATTCTTTCTTTTAAGTTCGGTTATCTCTTGATCTAATTTATAATTTTCTTCTAACATGCCATTATTCAATTTTTTATTAGCATTTATTATTGTTTCTAAAACTTCTTTTATTTCTTCATTTTCTAAAGATGTATTTTCCAAACATGCAAATACCTCAGTTTTAAAATCCTCAATATTATATAATCTTGCAACTTCTTTCATTACCTATCATCTCCTAAATAATATTTAATAATTCCATACAACAAAGCAATTATACACAATACAATCATTATTTTTAACATTAAAAATCACGTCTTTTCATAAAATCTAATATATTATATTTTAAACACATAAAATTAGGGACCTTTAACATTGAATCTCTATCTAGGTTATAAATATTTCCTGTAAAATTTTCTTTAAATCTTACAACTTCATATATTTTAGTATCATCTTTTTTGCTAATAAAGAGCTTTCCGTAATAATGAATATAATCATTTATTTCATTTTTTTGTCTATCTATTAGATATTCATTATAATAAAACACTATATCTTGATTATTAAATTCTTTAAAATAACTAATATCTCCGATTCCATAACCATATTTTTGGTTTATTTCATTAGTTAAAAGTTTAAAATTATCTGCCATTTTTTTTTCTCTATCATCCAACCATTTTTTAATAATATCAATATCTTCATCAGATAAACTATCCAGAAATTGACTCATTTTTTCCTTCATTGTTCGACTCCTCCTCATCAAAATGGACCTCACATTTCCCCATAACATTTTCTACATCAAATTCTTTTGTAATATCTAAAAGAAAAAGTCTAAGTGTGTGCATCTGTCTAATAATTTGATTTAATTCTTTATTATAAACCTTCAAATTGTTATTCATTTTTTCAGTTAATTTTAAAACCTCTTCACTGTCACCAATGTGCCTTATTTTGTGAACATATATTAAATACCCTATTATTGTTAATAATATAATAGTTATCAATATACAATACATTTCTAACATTGCATTTCACCCCTTAATACTGCTCTTTACTCTCCTCAATCTCCATTTCCTATAAGCTTACAATTAACAAATTCATTTTTTCTCCTCCATCATATAATATTTATCACATACAGCCATAACTTGGATTAATTCCTTTATACAATTAAACGCTCTATGATGAATAGTCCCAATGATAGTATCATTTATTTTATCTGCTTTGATATCTTCCCATAGTATTTTTTTATAATTATCAATCCCGGATATTTCTTTTAACACTTCTTCATATTCTTCTAATAAAACCGCAAAAAATTCATGTATATTATGAAAATGTCCGTATTTATCAATAGCCATGAATTTTTGTTTTTTTACTAAATTTGACATTGCTTCCATTAACATATTGTCATACTCTTTATTTTCTATCATTTAATAATACCTTCACTTTCTAAAATTCTTTTTATCTCCATAGCATTTCTAACACTCTTATAATTTAAAAATGAAATAAAACCAGTTATAAAACCAACTATTAAAAATCCATATTCTGGTCCATTATTTCCAGTTATAAAACTTATAAGAAAATATATATTTATGAAGAAATTTATAAATAAAGCTATAGTCATTGAGGCCCCATTTTGCATTATTATTAAATCAAGTCGCTCTTTCATTCTATAACTCTCCTATCTCTATTTGCTTATTTTTTTCATCTTCTATTAATTCAATACCTTGTAATTTATATTTTCTTATTTCAGATTTACTTAACCATTGTTTCCATGCATGACATTTTTTACAATACATTCCAACATGGACACTTTTCTTTTTAATATAAAATATTTCATTTAGACAATGTTTACATTTAAACATCACAAAATACCTCCAATTTATTAATCAATTTAAATATTTCATCCCTATTCAAAATATTTAAATCCATTACATCTAAAATTTATTATTTTTAATTTATTAAGACCATATTTATCTATTTGCCTATTTCTCCATATATCCGATATTTTGTTAGTTTTATATTTATTCTTCAACTTATTTCTTTCGATATTTCTTAATTTCATTTTTTAGCTTCCTCCTTTAATTTATCCCTATATTCTATCCTTTTAAATAAATTGTCTTGGATATGTTCTATAACTTCAATTTCATTTGTTAGCCTCATCCCATGCCCTTCTAACATATCCAATAACATTAATATATTGGTTACCTTTTCGGCTTGATATTCAAGCCCCAAATTTTTAGCCATAAATACCATACACCTTTTTTAATCGTTTTGCCTCACAACAAAAACAATATCTATTTTTTATTGAAATTACATTCTCACAATTATATGTGATACATTTATGTGTTGTTATACCATTATTATAAGTTCTTTTATTCTTTGGAATCATTGAACTATTAAAACCTAACTGTTGTGATTTCATGTCATGTAACCCCCTTTTTATGCTATTGTATCATAAAAGAGACTCTTTTCCCATTAAACGACACTAAACGATTATTTTTCTTAAATTGAATTTGTTTTAGAATGGGGAAATGGGATTGATATAAAATGTATCAATCCCACCTATTAAATTGAAAAAACTTCTATTATTTAATTCCATAGGGTATATGTATAATTTGTATAATTTACTTAAATTAACTATTATTACAAGTTCACATTTAATATAACAAAAAAAGGAATAAAATGCAATCCCTTTTTTTACGATTGTGTACTCTTTGGCTAGAACACTATATTAAAATATGTTGAGTTACAATTATATTATAACTCAACATATCCATTTTGACAAAAATAATTACCACTCATAGATAAAAACTATTCTATCACTTTTCAAACAAATTATATATCTATTTAATCAAAATCTACAAGTCGAATTTTATCATACAATTGTACTAATAAGCAACAAACTGTTTACATAGACTATAATATAATAAATGCTGTTAATATTAATTCAACCCATTTTTTTAATTTTTTCTCCATTTTATATATTTCCTTTCCATTTTTTAACACAATTATATCATTTTTAAAAAGGGAATAGAATTAGGGATTCATTTTTTAGAGAAAATCCCTTGCCTTTTTCTGGAAAAGGGAAAAAGGGAATTAATACGGGATTAATTCCCTTTTAGTAAACAGTTATTATTATTAGGCTTGTAGAGAAAAGGGAAATTTGATTTTTTTTCATTCCCTGACATCAAATTCACTATTTATCTTTCTTTATAACTTTTTAGGGATTATATTATATATATATATAAAGTTTTGAAAAAAATAAAAAATATCCTCCGAATATCCATATATTAGGATAAATATTTTCCATATGTTGTAAATTGTGGATAACTTTTTGTTTTTTTTTCCTATAAGAATTTTAACATCGAAAATCGATCCCTTTTTCCCTTTTTTTAAATTAAATCAACTTATAACTGGATTTTTGCAAAAAAAAACAGGGATTTTTTAATCCCTTTTCATGTTTTAAAAAAATCCCTTTCCCTTTTCATATTTATAAAGCATCCCAAATTGTATTTTCATTACAACTTAATTGTTTGTATAATCTTTCTTTTAGTTCTGGATGTATTCCATGTATAAATTCTTGATAGCAATGTGCATTAATATGTATTGGCCAATAATAATTTTTACCATCCGATTTTTTTTGAATTGCTATTCCATTGTTTTCTAAAGTTTCTCTAAACTCTGCAACTTTTGGCATATAATTATTATTATATGTTTTGCAAAATTCTTTAAAAATATTATGTAGTATTGTTGTTTCTATACATTCATTTATTTTATCAGTGTCTAATTCTCTGCAAAATTGGCTAACAAAATTTAATGATATATTATTTTCATTTTTATATAAATATCTTTCTACTTCACATTCTTTGGGAATATCTAACTTTTTATTTTTGAATACATTTTTCAATTCTTCCATAATATCAATAATAATATAATCCAATTCATTTAATAAATCTTTGATTAAAGTAGGGTTTTGGTCCTCTTTTTTTATTACATTATTATGAGATAATATTACAAATCTGTTATAAATGTCTTTGTCAGCATCCAATGTAAATGTTGGTAGTTTATTTGTAACATTCCATAGAAGACCTTTATATTTGTAAGAAAATTCACCCTCAAATTTAAATTCTATATTAAAATTATCTCCACCTGTTATTTGTTTAAATGTTGCCAGTTCAGTCAATTTCATGAATTTCATATCAGAAGAGCCGGCAAGCCTCTTGTTTAAAATATTAGAACCCCCAAATCTTTCTTCTAATTTTGATAGTTCTATTGATGTAAAATTCCCTTTGCCCAATATTTCTTCTGTTAATTTTTTTAATTTTGATTTACCGGTGTCATGTTTTCCCACTGTAAATATAGCATTTTTAAATATACTACAATCAATATTTGATATTGCTAGACCCATTATTTGTTTGTATACTTTCATAATGTTTTTATTTCCATCACAAAAAGTGTTTAAAAAATTATTCCAAATAATTCCTTTACATTCTGTATTAATATCATAATTGCAATTTAATTGAATTGTACTCAATATTTTAGGCGAATGTTTTTCTAGTTTCCATGTTTCTATATTAAATAAACCATTTTTAAAATTTATATATTTTTCAGGATTTAATTCATCAAAACTATAATAATATAAATCATTGATAAGTAAATTAAATACTTCTGTTATAACTCCCATAGATTGTAATTCTAAAGGTATATATCTTTTTAAATATCCCTTAAATTCTTTTGTTGTTATTGCCTTGTAATGACCTTCATCATAATAAAAATATTTTTCTCCTCCGTATATATCATCTTTTGCAAAAATAAAAGGTGATTTAATTTGTAAATATTCTGCTAGTATAGGGCACAATATTTTTGTTTTTGTTTTCCCTGTTTTTTCATTAATATCTAAATTAATCCAATTCATTTCTTTTATATCTTCTATTAAAGCGCCTTGTTTTTTTACTTGGGAAAAATATTTCATTAAAATGTAATTAATTTTTGTTTTTGCTTCTAGTTTTTTATTAAAAATAATCCCTAAATTAAATATTTCATTAATTTTTTTTGCAGCATCAAGCGGATTTTTTATATATTCCATTTCCATTACAAAATCTATTACAGATCCACCTTTTTTACAACTAAAACAATTCCATAAATTAATAAAAAAATTAGCACGAAAAGACGGATTACTTTCATTATGTTCCGGTAATGGACAATGTATATTTTTATTAGAAATTTTTATATTATAATATTCAAATATTTGTTCTAAGTTTACACTATATTTTATAAAATCAAAAACATTATCAAAATTATCATCCTCCGACTGCAATATATTTACATTATGAGAACTTGTTAAATATTTGTCGTCGATTCCTTTATTATCAATTTTTTTCTTTTCACATTTATTTTTAAATGCTTTAACATTCTTTACATAGTTATTAGGCTTTTTCATTGAATTTATAAGAGCTTTTAAAGTAAAATTTGCTTTGTCGATACATTTAGGATTTTTATTATTATAAATATCACCAGTTAAAATTATAGGTCTATTACTAAATATTTCAACCTTACATTTGTCAGGTATTAGAATTAATTCTTTGTGCATTTCATTAACTTTAATACTTAATTGTGTATTGTCCATCAATGATTTTATATCATCATTATTTTTGTACAATATATGAATCCCTCTACCACTGACAGACTTTTCAATGTAACAATTATCTTTTTTAAAATAACTAATTATTAATTCAGCCCAATTATATAATTGCCAGTTTTCACCATAAGCGTTGTCAATATCAATACAAATATATTCATTGTTTAAATGAAAAGAATGATATAATTGTAAAGGATTATTGTTGACAACTTCATCAAACGACTTAAAGTTTTCTTTATCATTTGATGATAAAGAAACTCCATTAATATTACATGGATTTTTCCCTTTTTGTATGGTATACTGCTTAAAAGGGTTATTTTCATTTGTGAATAGTTTTACGTTTTTATACTTGGATGTTTCAATCTCTTCCTTGCTTGCTAATCGTTTAAAAGGTTTCATTGAATAAAACCAAGTTTTTTTGTTTCTTAATTCACTTGGAATTATCTTAATGCTTTCTAGAAAACGATTTGCAACCGTAAAATCATATTTAGACTTGCCATCATCATACAATTTACCTAACATGCTTTTTCCTCCCCATTTGTTTTTATTCTTCAACAAATTCCTTAAAGATTTCTTCAAATTTCATGCCAGATACATTAATTAAATATATTATTTCTGGCAGTCTTAAGCCCTCTTTATTCATCAATCTTTGCCCTAATCGGTCCTTGTTACACCCCAAATCCATTGCCATGTCCTTTATTTGTAACCCATTTTCATATAATAAATGCTTTAAAATCATTTCTATCATCCTCCAATTTTTTTCTTTTCATTATATCATACAAAAAAATAAGTTACAAGACTAAAAAGTCTAATTATATACATCAATATAATTAGACAAATGATTATTATTACTATTTTATCACTATTCATATTTTTTTAAAATAATCCTCTCATTTTCAATATCCAGTTCGGCAATTACTTTATCAGTTGTTTTAATATCTAGTTGTTTACACATTCTATAAGGTAATACTAGCCTTGATGAATATTCTTTTTTTTGATATTTTTGAACTTTTATTAATTTTCTCATAATATTTATGCCTCCTGATATAATTATAAAAAAAAAGTCCCCTTTTTCAAGGGAAAAACATTTTTGTTAAATTAAAACTTTTCATATCTTTTGGGTACCAAGTTTTTTTAATTAAAATACCCTCTTTGTAGATATTTAGGATAGGAAGCATGTAATATTTATTACTACTATAAAAGTATACCAAGAAAAAACAATCAATACCATGCTTAGATAAATTATATAAATTATCGGCTTGCTTAATATCTTTTTTTGTTATTATCCATGCATTACTAATTGTTTCCTTTGCATCAAATGCACATTTATAATTATTACTTAATATGATATAATCAAAACATTCTCCACTTATATATTTTCCATTGTGTAATCGGTGCGGTTGGTTTTTCCATCCGAACCCTTTACCTGATCTATTTATAACTTCTATTAATTTATCTATCTGATATTCAAAGTTATTTTTCAAAGTTTAATACCTCTATTCCTAATATTTTTCTATTAAATCTAAAAGGTAAACAACATTTCACACAATGAAAATTATAAGTTTTTTCAACTTTTCTTTCTTCTATATCCATATCATATCTATAATAATTTGTTTTGCCTAATTTAATGTGATATTCTGTATTACATCTATTACATTTATATATTTCCTTTTCTGGTTGCTTGTTTTTTATTTCTAATTGACCATTAACCAATAATTCTAAAAATAAATTTATATCAAAACCGGTTAATGAGTTAAATCTATTTTGTATGTTTTTATTTTGTAAATTTTCCATCATTATTAAATCTAAATTATCCATAAACTTTTTCCAACTCCTCAACATTTATATTTTCTCTACCACCACTAAAATAATGATTTTTACCCATTATATCTCTAATGATTAAGTAGTCTTGGTTTATTTTGTAATCTGCTAGTTTGGCCATTATTTTATTATAATGGCTATCACCAAAACAATTGACAAATATATTTTTATCATCCATTCTTATGTTTTTTATCATCGTTTTTTCCTCCTTTCTTTTTTAATGATAGACAACTAAAAAGTAAAAAGAATCCTGATAAAATACAATTTAGTTGTAACCATTGTTTGTCTGCTAGATTAGATCCATTAAATGTTGCTAGGCCTAATCCAAATATTAAGCATAGAAAAAAACTTACAATTACCATTAATTGGCTATATTTATTCATTGCTAATTTCCCCCTTTCTTTTATGTCTGCTAGACTTCTTTATTGTCTGCTAGGTGCAACTTTTATCACATAGCAAGTGATTTATTAAACTAGCAGCCTGTTCTTTGTTTAATTTTTTGCTAGAAATCAATTCAGTTAATTTTATATTTTTTTCGCTTGCTAACCTAGCAATAAAATTTATTTGATCTTGGCTTGCTAGATTTTTTCCCCATCTTTTTATTTTGCTAGTATTCCAAATATTGGAATCATCTTGATAATTATCAACTAGAAAATTGAATATTAAATCAAAAGCTTTTTGCATAGGTATTAAATTTCCATTATTCATTTTCGTACTGCCTAATTCATTTGGTTTTTTAATTGTAAGATCCAAACCTTTCAGTCTTAACCTCAGTGATCCATCAGGCATTAGAAGATAATTTACGTTATGTGTATCATATCCATTTTTCTTTTTAAATATTTCAACATTTTTAATATTTTTAATCCAAGTTTTTGGGCTGTCTGCATATTCAAAAACTAATGCTTCGATATCAAATAAATCGCCTTCAATTTCATCCTGTTGTTTTTTATCTAATATTTCAGCATTGAGGCCAAATAATGTCGGCGCTGTGCATAAATCTAGACTTGAAGCACCAACACAGTCAATTAATAAAAGTTTTTCCTTGCCTTCATATAACCTCAATCCTCTTCCAACCATTTGAGTATATAAACTTGCATTTTGTGTCGGTCTAGCAATTATAACCGTCTCTATTAGTGGAATGTCGGTCCCTTCTGTAAATACTAAACAATTGATTAAGCATTTAAATTTCCTGTCGGTAAAATCTTTTATTATTTGTTCCCGGTCTTCTTTTTTTGTTTTTCCATCTATGACCTTTGAACCTTCAATTCTCTTTTGTATTTCATAGCAATGATTAACACTGGTACAAAATATAATAGTTTGCCCTCTAGCATGCTTATAAAAAGTGTCTGCTATTCCGTCATTTGCTTGATTTATATTAACTGCTAGGTCTAAAGATTTGGCCTGATAATCTCCGCCTGATTTTTTAACTTCTGACAAATCATAATCAATTGTTACTCTCTTACAATCTATACCGCACAGGAAATTATTTAAAATCCCCCATTTTAAATCACGCTCGAAAATAATTTCGTCAAAAACATCTGACAATTTAATGTTATCTCCGCGATTTGGTGTCGCTGTGAACCCTAGTAAATAGTCTGGCTCGAAATATTCAATTATTTTTTTATATGAAGATGCCGCCGCGTGGTGGGCTTCATCTATTATTATATAATCAAAATCATCTTTTTTAAAGGTATCTAAGCGATTTACTAAAGTTTGAACACTTGCACTAATAACTTTTTCATTGGAATATTTATTTTGTCCCTGACATATCCCATAAGAGCAATTAAAGAATTTTTGCGGCTGTGTAACTAACTCTTGTCTATGAGAGACAATTAATAATCTTTTTTTAAATGGGACTTGTGAAAAAGTAACCGTTTTTCCAAGTCCAGTGGCCATCTGTATTAAATACTTACCAGGTTTTTTATTTTTTATTATATCAATACATTTTTCTTGATATGGTCTTAATTGTATATCCATTTAATTTTATCCTTTCATAATTATTAAAATCATACCTATTAATACAAATAATGCTGTTATAATTCCCCAAAAATAAATTTCTATAACTATTTTATTGTTATCCATTGTTTTGCCTCCTATTTAAACTTTAATTGCTTACTCTTTAGTTTCTTTAAATTTATATTTTTTGCACAATACTTTAATAAAAATTTTAACTCGTGTCCTGTCTCTTTGCATGGATTATTATTATAATTCCAAAACAATCTAATTAATTCTTTTAATTCATATTCATTCATTGTCTTTCCTCCTTTATCAATTCTTTATTTAAAATTAATAATACTAATCCCAAAAAAAATCATTAAACAAAGTGTCCCAAAAATCGTTTTCTTCTTCATTGTCCATAAAATCAAACCCGTCGTCTTCTTCTCTTGTATTATAAACATTGAATATTGAACTATCTAATTGTGGTTTATCATGTTGGCATGATGCAATATACCAATTGTCAATTTCTTCATTCATTCTCTTATAATATTCTTCATCTTCTTTTTTTTCATATTCAACAATATAAATACATGAAGGTGCTTGTCCTATTATCCTATAAACCGATGTTGTATTAATTGTTCCATCATTTTGATTTTTTGCAACATAACCAAATTTAACTAGTTTGTCATCATCATCATAATAATAAGCACCAATTGCTTTTTTATCATATTTATTATTTTCTTCCTCATTTAAAATTATTTTTTCACCTATAAATAGTTTTGGATTCATTTTAAACTTTTCATCAATATATTTCATACCTACAATTGCTATCTCTCTCATTTTTCCAACTCCTCCAATTCTCTAATAACATACTCTCTATTAATTAAATTGTTTTTATAGCTCTCAATCATTCCCGGCCTTATATCATCCCCATATAAAGCATGATATTGGGATAATATATAGTCAAACAATCTAATTGCAGCTTTTAACCGCCTTTTTTCATTTTTTACCCATAAACTTCTAACCGTTGACATTGACATAATATACAAATCCCTTCATAATTAAAATATAATTTAACATTTCATTACTTGCCATATTAATGATTTGGGGGGTTAACCCCCCATTCATTAATTTACTTCTTCTGTCTCTGTCTTTGTCCAATCGCAAGAACTGCAATCATAATTGATTTTTATTCTTGTAACTGTTTTCCAACCTTTAGTTTTTATATCTTCCTTATAAGGTTTTCCCGGATTTTTATTGACTGATTTGCCACACTTAGGGCACTTCATATACCACATTTAACAACACCTCACTTTCTATAATTAGTATATCATACTTTTAAGTATGCCTCAATACTTTTAAGTATATCTCCAAGAATTTTATAATTTGTAATTTTCTTGATATACTCCTGTAATTTGTTTTGTCTAATAGTTATAATATCAGACAAACATTGGTTTATATGTTTGTCTCTTATATATTCATTTTTTTGAGAATATATGTAATCATTTGGACCCATTCCATGACATTCTCTCGTTCCTATTGCCTGTAAATAATGTGAGGCATTAACCTTTTTATATCTACTATCATCCATTAAGATTATTAATGTTTTTGTAATTCTTTTAATTTTATTAATATGTATAGTTGAATAAGTATAATTATTACACTCTACATACACAATATCACCTGTTTTCATTCTTTATTCCTCCTCTATTTCTATTTCTACATAATCATTCTTTTCATCAAAGAACTTAATACTATCATTTGGCCTAAAATCTATGTTTTCCTCTTTTATTAACATTGTTGTGGCTGTATAAATGTAACCTAGTTTTTCGACCGCTTTTTCTTTATTATTTGTTGTTGTATGGCAATATACAAAATTACCATTTACATATTCATTTATTTTAATCATTTTATTCTCCCTTTCTGCTTATTTGCTACTAATTAGTAGCAAATAAGGCTTTTACATCTTCATCAACTGGTTTTGGTTCTAATTCTTCCTTATCTGGAAGTTTCTTTAATTTTTCAATTATATAGTTTACATGTTTCTTTGTCATATAGGCAATAGATTTTAATTGCCATTTCTTGACAAACCATTCTAACTCATCAGTATTTCTACCTTTTTTATCTAATAAAACTAATATTTTTTTGTGATCTTTTGTGCTAATCATGGTATCAATATAATTCATCAAACATTTAAAACCCTCTATTCTCAATTCTTTTTTACTATTAACTTTAAATTTATCTTTAATAATTTTTTTTATTTCTTCATCATTTAAAAGTATATTTCTTGTTTTGGCATATATACATTTTATATGCTTGTCTTCAATGATTGGATTAGTATCTTCTATAATAACTTTATTTCCTTTGCTATTAACTGACTGATAACTATTATTGCTAGGTTTCTTTTCACTAGGTTTCTTTGTTATTTGTGTTGATGGTAAGGCCCAATAGTAAACCGTACCATCTCTTAATTTTGCATATTCTGTGTAATAATCATCCTTTTTAGTGCTAGTTTTCACAAACTTATAGTCTTCATCATATAGATATCTACCTATACCAAAACCGCTTGATGCTGCTCTTTTAAATGAAGCACTCGCGCCGCCTTTTAGTTCTTCAAAGTCTGTCAAGTCTGCAACATCAGACTTGACAATTTTTTTACCTTCAAAATTAACTATTATTTTACTGATAAAGCCGCTTTTTTGTTTTCCTTTGTTGTCAATGTAGTCAACCGGGATAACTTCATTATCCCAATTGTCCCACCCGAACACTTCATCGAGTCTATTTTGTACTAATCTTGCATCTATGTATTTACAAACCTTTGCCCAAATGCCATTATTATTTTTACCGGCCTCAATGATTCTCCACTTTTCATCTTTTGGATCAAAAGGTTTTGTTAATTGTTCTCTTATATTCATTCTCATTTCCTCCTTTAAAATGGTAGACTTTCATTTAATATACTTTCTTCAATAGCTCTACATTTAGAAATAAATCTATCTCTGTAATTTAATTCTTCTTTCGATCTTGAATACTCATCCTTGTAAAACTCTTCATTTACATCAATTTTTAAATATTCTTTTAAGTATTTTTTTGTTGTCCTCACAAACTTGTAATTTGTCATAGTTCCATGACATTCTTGATTAAAATAAACTTCACCCCTATTATAAACTTTAATTATCCATACCTTCCAATTATCCCACTTGTCATTAATTCTAATAGTTTTCATTTTCAAATCCCCCTTTTATTTTTGCCTTGCCTCAACTTATATATATATATATAATATCATACAAAAAAGTATAATGCAATACTTTTTTGTATGTTTTGTGGATAAAAAAAAATTACATTTATATTACACTTGAATTAACATGATATAGTAATCAGTACCATTAATACAAATTCTAAATTTATGACTAAATTGTGTTTCGTCTGTATCGGCTGTTACTGCTTCCTCTGTTAATATTCCTAGTGTTACATTTGCATCATCAGTACAATAAAGATCAATTTGATTTGAAGTTACATTGGTTGGAGTTGTAAGGTTTTTTAATGATATGCACCCCTGAGCAAATCCGGCTACAACTTGAGGAGAAGTAGCACCACCAATTAATAAATTTCTTTCTTGGTCAAATCTAGCAGTGACCAATAAGTTTGCATCTGCATCCGCCGACAAATCATCACCAGTTAAAATATACACATTACCACCTGATAATTTTATCTGTGATGTATAACCATCATATATTACTTCCCATCTATCAGAAGTATCATCATAATATAAATTATCACTAATAAATAAATAACTTGGATAAGTAGCAGTTTTACTAAAAGCTATACTTCCATTTCCTCCAAGTTGCATGTAATTATAAGTGTCTTTCCAGTCTTTTTTTACTCCTGTTCCAATCATTAAATTGTAAGTTGTATTTATGCTATCTGTCGCATAAGTCCAATAACTACTCGTGTTTGGATTTAAATAACATCTTTTATCTGTAATTGTAGACATTGCACCGGATGCAGTGATAACAGTATAAAGTGGAATTGATCCCGGAGTAAATCCAGTTGTATTTTTTGAAACTGTTCCGGATGTGTTTACTTCAATATAGTTAGTGCTGTTATCTGTTAATGCTATACTGGATCCTGACACATTTGTCGTTGAAGTTCCATTTTGAACTCTACCATTTCTATAATAAAAAGTTAATGCGGTATGACTTGCCGCATCTTGGGCGAAATTATTGCTAAATACTGCGCCATCTATTAGCCAACATAATGTATTTAATTCATTTCCCCAAACATTAAAGCTATTTGCAACTGTTGGTAACCCTAACAACATATTAGTTGTATAAGAAACTGACATTAAAATCCCTCCTTTTACCCAAAATTTTCTATTCTTTGTACATATATTGCTTCATCTGCCGAAAGTATTGTGCTCCATAATCTACGACTAACTAATAATCCGGTATCTTTGCCAGCACCGGCACCCCATACAGCCGCAAGAGATCCGGCAAATATACCAATTTCATTTATAGCCCCTGTATAATCAACACCTGATAGAATAAATTCTGTTGTTACTTCTCCGGTACCTGTTACGTTTTGATCTGTTTTACTAGTTCTAAATACTTCGGTTTGTAATGTTGTATCATCGGATTTCTCCGGATCTGTTCCGGTACCTATTGCAAATTCTAATACTTCTATGTCCGGTACGCCTCCATAAAAAGGTTTAACTATTTCATTAAGCGCAATATCAGTCAATGTATTATAAATAATTTTTTTTTCTATTACCTTTAATGTTTTAGTATTTACTTTTTTCAAAAGGTAAATACCTTTATGCTTATAAAAATCTTTATATCTCATCATTTCACCCCTTAATCATATAGAGTATTTGTTAATATAGTTGTTCCCGGTGATAATGTTAAACTTGGTGCTAGTGTAGCAAGAGGGACGAGTAATTCACATTGTTGTAAATTATACGTTCCTTGCCAATTATATTCGTCTTTATATTCATAATAGTAAACAATTGAATCATCGCTTAAAATGTCTGTTTTTTGTGTTAAAAGTGATTTAAAATAATCTTCCCAATTACCCACAAATTCACCAGATAATAATTTAATTTCATATGTTATATGTTCGGCTGTTTGATGTTTTCCTCTTATGCTTTCTATTAAGTACCAGTCATCAATATCAAATAATGGTTTCTCTATCTTTATTAATTTATTTATATCAATATCTCCCAAATCATCCTCTATAGTAAGCATAATATAATTTTGATCGGAGTATTTTTCTATTAATCCTTTGGCATAATCAACAGCCGCTAAATTTGAATTAATATCTTTGTTTTGGAATACTTCTTCATATATTCCGCTATTCCCTTCTATTCCGGCACGTTCTGCAATTTTAGTAACATCTTGATATTTAATTCTAACATCAGTTAACCCATAAAAACTTACCCTTATTTGGTCGGCTGTTGGGTTAAGATCAGTCAATGGTGTTTCTCCGTCATCATGTACAAGTTGTTTACTCCCATAATTCCAATAAAATTGTTTACCTGTGTCAATTCCGTTTATGCCTACGGTTTGAGTTGCCCAACCGGCACCATTTACGTTAATTTCAATAACTGGTTCTTTGGCAATTCCAAATTTAACAGTATAAGTCATTGATTCGCCGTCTGGTTTTGGGCTTGGTGTATAATTTGTTTGATATAAAGTTTCTTTTAACCCACCATCTATATATTGTACATTTCTATATTCATTTAAAGTATTAAATGGTTTAAATCCTTTATGTTGAAATGTGTTGTCAATAACTGTTGTACACTTGTTTGTAGCTTTTATATAAAAATTTAGTTTTTTATCAAAATCAATGTTCCAATTATAACCCGGTGCCGCTAACTGTAATTTATTTAATGCTTCTTCACAACTACAATAATTAAATGTTACTATATCAAATGTTGGCCCGTCTTGAATAGTTCCATAACTCACACCTAGCTCATTAATATAATTATCAATAATGCTTTTAACTATATATCCGGCTGTTTTATTTGTATAGGATCTTCCTATTTTTCTTCTAGTTGCTA